AAGATCTTTGGCGGAATCCCTAAGACTATCAAGGGATCTGACGATGGAACACCTTACGTTCTAAAGTACACACCATCTCGTGACATCAAGGGTGAATACGGCGTAGATGTACGCTACGGAATTATGTCCGGTATGGATCCTAACCGTGCCATCATTGCTTTACTTCAAATGCGTTCCGACAAGCTCGTATCGCGTGACTATGTACGTCGTGAGATTCCAATGGATCTTAACGTTACACAGGAGGAACAACGTGTTGATATTGAAGAGATGCGCGATTCTTTGCGCGTTGCTGTTGCCCAGTACGCACAAGCGATACCGGCTCTTGCGGCGCAGGGCCAAGACCCTTCAGAGATTATCGGGCGTATCGCTGCTGTTATCCAAGGCCGCCAAAAGGGGCAAGCGTTAGAGAACGTTATCGAGAAAGCATTTGCACCAGAACCAGCACCAACCCCAGAGATGCCACCTATGGCACCAGGTATGGAGCAACAGATTCCAGCAGCAGGTGCGGCCCCCGCCCCTGCCTCGCAGCAACCTCCACAAACACAAGCTGGTTCGGCCCCTGCTGCTGGTCAACGTCCAGATATAGCACAACTACTCGCTGGTATTACCGGCGCAGCATAAGTGAGGGAGGTGTAAATATGAATAAAGGATCACGTCAACCAGCATCAATGGCTAAGCCAAAAGAAGGCAAGATGGATACCTCTAAGCCAGCAGGCGGTAAGGTGTTTTTCGGAATGATGTCAGCAGGTCGCCCAGGCAAGAAGACAACAAAGGGTTAAATATTATTTGGGAAGGTGTACTGGATTATGAGTAACAATAAAATACCACGTCCAGTACACCGTTCTGATTTCTTAGTAATTCTTGCAGGTTTCTTTCATAACTTAATGCAAACATTTGAAACATTTAGTGCAGAATTATTTGAACTATCTATTTATCACGCAAACCGTAAGACCGAAACTTCTCAGGCTTGGGAAGCAATGGCACAAGATTTAGAAACGTTAGGGGAAGACAAGTGACAACAGCACCAATGAATCCACTTGCTGGCCCTGCAGGTCCTGGAAAGTACTCCACACGTACCGATAATCTACAAATGGGATCTATTGCCTACGGCGAAGGCGTCGAGACAGATGCAATTAAATCTGGCGCTCCGCTTGCCAAGACACCAAATGTTAGACCACAACCAATGACAGAGCTTTATGCACCAACACAACGTCCTGAAGAACCAGCAACTACTGGTATTGATATGGGTGCAGGCGCAGGTTCAGAAGTATTAGCACTCCGTAAGCCAGATGAAACAAATTTTATCTCCGCAATTTCTGCTTATAAGCCAGTATTAAAATTTATTGCGGATCAACCAAATACATCTCCAGAGACAAAACAAATTATCAGACAGTTATGGGATAATCTGTGAGTTTATGGAATAGAATAGGCGACATCGCTTCTACTGCGGGAAAATTTACTGGAGATCTTACTGGTGAACTACTCGGCGCAGGAAGAGGCGTTGCACAATTTGCTTGGGATGTAGGTACTGCATTTTTTAATGATGCCGAAGAGTACAACGGTTTTATTCAACCATTTAAAACTGCAGCAGAAAAGTCTGGCAAGGATATTGTAAAACCTCTTGCATCCGCTGGCGGAGCAATTATGAAGGTGCCTGGAGTGCAACCAGCACTTGAAAAAATTTATGAAATAAATCAAGAATACATTCGTGAACCAGCTACTACGTTTAATCTAGTACAGGGTGAATTAAATAAACGATTTTCTTCCGGCGATATCGTTGGAGCTGCAACTGGATTCTTTGATCCTGACGAATGGAAAAAAGCCTACACCGGCGCTCAAGACATATCTTTTGGTCAAGCATTAGTAGGATCATATCGTTCTTTTTATGATACAAAATTTAACATCTACGATCCTGCCCAACGCGAAGCAGCATTTAAAAAAAGCGCTTGGGGTAAAGGTTTATCTGGTGGTGTAGATGTAGCTGCTCAACTATTTGGTGATGTAACTCTTGTTGCAGGCAAGGGTGCAAAGATTCTTAAAGCAAGCCAATTAGGTGTCGGTCAGTTGACTAACGCTAATGCTGTAGCAAAAGCAGCAGAAGAAATTACCAAATCTCAATTTGGTGTTAAGAATCGGTTTACTAAAATTATTGATGATTTTACTGCAAACGATTCCGCTTATGCACTTAACCATCCAATGGTTAAATCTTCCTCTGAACCAGGACTACTCGCTAGTTTACTAGGTCAGTCAACGGAGAAGGAATCAACTGCATTAATTCTACGTTCAGCTCTAGGTGATCCTAAAGCAATGGATGAGTTAGCGATTGCTCGTGCTGATCTAACCGATGCACTTAAGGCTGCTCGTGGTGATCTATCAGCAGTTGATGAATACAAGTTATTTGCTGCTCCAGATGGAACTGGAATGATTCCATTCCTTAATGACAATCCAGCAATTATTAAAGAAGCTGAAGATAACTACAAGGCTCTTGTAAATTCAGACCAGTATTTTGCTAAGTTAATGCAGATTGGTGAAGGTAGCGGTGCGCTCACACGCACAACTGGTAGAGGCTTACAGCGAGTAGAAGATTTTGTAGCCAAGTCTCGCGCTGTTAAATTTTATGACAAAACAGTAGGTTCGCCAAAAATTGACGTCTACCAGCCAACTCCTTTTCATCGCTTGTATCAAAACATTTCATACCTTGCAGGAGAAAGACCTGCCGGACTTGTTGACTTTAACGATGCAGATTCATATCGTGAAATTGTAGCCAATATATCAAGACTGCAAAGTCGTGTAAACCTAACACCTGAGCAAAGCAATAGCCTCCTTAACAATTATATTTCCGCAGCTACTCCAGAACAGCGTTTTGTTGCAACACAAAATCTTGAAAATGTAGCAGTTAGAGCACTTGCCGCAAAACACGGTATAGATGAAGAGAAGATTAACTTAATCTATAACGGATATAAGGGTGCTAGAACATCTGCTCTTAAATCAATTCAAGATCGTGGATTTATGGTTGATACCGATGGATCAATTATTAGAGTGCAACAATTAGAATCTCAAAGCGCTAACTATTTACCTTTGATGGATTTTGATTTAATGGATAGACTGCTAAAACGCAATGCTGGAACTATCAACGCCTTTGTTGGCAAAGGTAAAGACTCTGTATTTCATTATGCTGATGTACTTCAAGATCTTTTCAAGGCTGGAGCGTTGCTTCGACTAGGTTACACGCAGCGTAACGCTATTGACTCACAACTTCGTATTGCTGCATCTGTTGGCGCTATGGCATCTTTGCGCCACCTAGGTCCAGGAGTAAAGAATATTGTTAATAACACAATAAAGACTCCTGCTCGATTGGTAGATAAATACTTGCCAGTTCAGGATGGTCTTACTCTTGCAAAGTTGCAAGCGGCTAGCACTAAAGTAATTGGCGAACTTAATGAACTCAAGACAAAAATTGGTGCAGCAGAAACTAAATTATCTCTTGACCCAGAAGATGTTGATTTACTTGGTGAAGTCAATACTTTAAAGTTATTACAAGAAGAAAAACTTGCTGTTTATGAGCATTACGTAGATGGTCTTAATAAGTCTAAGAAGGCACAACCTAAAGATCGTATCGGTACTGGTTCATACGAGATCACAACTTCTGATGGAAGTACTTATGTATTAGATGATGCTTTCGGTGGACCACTAGGAGATATGTTTCGCAAGATTGCATCTTCCGGTAATTCATTTGACCGTATGGTTGATAGCAATACCGATATGTACCAAAGGTCGCTTTCAACAAAAGGCATTACTCAGATCAAGCCAACAGATCCTGCCTACTTTGACCAATGGGCGCAAACCCTACGTCAACAGTTTGGTAACTCAGCAGTTGTTAGAAAGATTGTAGATGGAGAGTCTATTGACGATATTGCCCAGTGGCTTAAATCATCTCCAGCAGGACGAGATCTTCGACGTCGTCTTTCAATAACATCAGATAACTCAGTTGAGTACGTAACTAGAATTAGTGGGTACTTTGATAACTACTTACCTATATCTTCTAACCTTCGTTCAAAGTTATCAGACATTACCGCCAATGATCTGCGTTCAACATTCAAAGATCCAACTGATCTACCTATAATTCACGGTAACTTGCTTGAAGAAGCCTTCTTTAACGTCTCAGATAAGAAGATGCAAAAGATTATTAATGGTGCATTTAAATTACTTGCTACTATGCCAGAAGATGCGCTAGCGCGTAACCCTTTGTATGTTACTTTGTACCGAAAAGAAGCTAGCCGACGTGTAAACATTATGGCTGACCTCAAGGGAAATAGATTTTCAGTAGAAGATCAGCAGAAAATTATGTCGGTATCTCACAAAGTAGCACTGCGTGAGATGAAAGGCATCCTATTTAACATCGAACGCAAGACTAACCTTGCAATGGCTATGAAATATATTAACCCATTCTTCTCTGCTCAAGAAAATGCTTACAAAACTTGGATGAAGTTTGCTGTTTCAAACCCCGCTATCCTTAACAAAGGCTATGTGGTCTGGCAATCTCCAAATAGAGCAGGTCTTGTAACAGATCAAGAAGGTAATCCAGTTCCAGTAGGAAAAACAACTGGCAACGACATTATCTGGGTAGGACTTCCAAGCGGAATCTCTAAAATACCAGGACTCCAATCTCTTACAGAGGCAGGAATCCCAAAGGGATCACTAGATATTATTTTCCAAGGTGGATTAGACGTTCTTTACAACAAGGGAAACCCAAATATATTTAGCGATATATTCCCGGTAGGCCCTTATGTGGCTATTCCGATATCCGAAATTGTAAAGAAGCAGCCAAGCCTTGAAGAATCTTTGAAATGGGCGCTACCTTATGGGCCAACTAAAAATGCTGTTGCTGGACTTTTGCCTGCTTGGTTAAATAAGAAAATGATAAAAGATGCAGGTCTTGCTGATCCACAGTTTGCACGTAGTTATCAACTTATTTGGAATACTGAACAGCAGAACGCAAAGCGTGATGGATTGCCACCAGTATCTCCAGCAAAAATATTAAATATGACAAAAGACTATTGGCGTATGCGCGTAGCTGCTAACTTAATTATGCCATTCGCCCCACGCTTTGATAGTCCTTACAAGTTCTATCTTGATAAGTCACGTGAATACAAGCGCATATATGGTATCGAAGCAGATGCCAAGTTTCTTGCAGATTTCCCAGACTTCTTTTCGTTTACATCAAGCCTTTCTAAGAACCCTACCGGTGTTCAATCATCTGTAGTAGCCATTGATAACATTAAAAAGTATGATGGCCTTATTAGCGAGTTAGTAAATATTGAACCTAAGTTAGTTGGCTTGGTAGTCAACGACGCTTCAGGTTATGAGTTCTCACAGGCTGCTTATAACTACCTTTACAACAAAAGAGTATCTGCCGATTCACCAGATAAGTTCTTGTCTTCTCAGAGTCCAGCAGAGGCACAAAAAAAGACTGATGCTGAAAAGGGCTGGATCCAATACAACAAATTTATGGACAAGATTGATAATGAATTACTACGAAGAGGTCTTACTTCCATCCAGCAAAAGGGTGCAGAAGATATAAAGTTTATCAAGGATACCTTTATTAATAAACTAGCAGTTCAGACTGATGTTGAAGGCAAGCCTATCTACAACAAAACTACAGGTCAAAATGAACGTACCGCTTGGTATGACGATTATCTAGATTCAGATGGTTCTAAGACAAACAGAATTATTGCCGGTCTAAGCAAAATAGTTACTAACGAAAAGTATATTGAGAACAACAAGAACAACGTTACTTTCAAATCAATTAACAAGTATCTTGAATTCAGAAAGTTAATTGCTAATGAACTACTTTCTCGTGAGGTTCAATCACTTGATGCTAAGGCAAATATTGATCTAAGATTTGTATACGATGCGCTTGTAAACAAGTTAAAGAACGACGACAAACTTGGATTTTCATATGTCTACGATAGATTTCTATCGCAAGATATGATAGTAGATAAACAATTAAGCAAGAAGGGGGTTAAATAATGGCCGGACCAGTAAAAGATCTTTATGATCTATTTGTACAAGACGGTACTCTAACCCAAGAGCAAGCAGACGCTGCTCGCGCTTTGGCTCAAGGGAATAAAACTACTGATAAAAAGCCTCCTAAATCTGGAACCTTTACTCGGACACAGATAAGTAATAATGTTCCAACAGAGTCTTCGATCAAGGCTATTATAAATAAGTCTTACCAAAAGTACTACGGCAGAGATGCCCGCGAAAGTGAACTGCTGTCTCTAATCCCAGAACTTGAATCAAAGTATAAGTCTAAGTCTGGTGCCTCAAAGAGTACAGTTAGGGAAACTTATAAGAATGGTGCTTTAATTAGCACAGAGTATTTAACTGCCGATAATGAAGATCCAGCTATATTTCTTGACGATAAAATAAAAAATCAATTAGCCTCTGGGATTCAAGAAACAAATGTACTTGCAATCCCTGAAGGTCCTTCTGGTAAGTACTATGTAGCGCTAAAGAACTTGGCTGCCGATAACGGAGTTATGCTATCCGATACAGCAGCATTGTCATATTCTAATAAAATTGTTGCTGGCTCAATAGATGAGAACACAGCATTTAATACGATTCGAGAAAGCGCAGCAAATGCTTTCCCTTCACTAGCCGATAAGATTAAAGCCGGTATTGATGTAAAGAATTTAGCAGATCCTTACATCCAATCTATGAGCAATATCCTTGAAGTACCAGATACTGCTATTGATCTATTTGATCCTAAGATTCGTAACGCTATGGCATTTACTCTGCCAGACGGCAAGATTGGAACTAAATCAATCTACGATTTTGAGAAAGAATTAAGACAAGATCCACGCTGGCAGTACACAAATAAAGCACGGGAACAAGCAGCTAGCGTTGCTACAACTGTGCTACGCGACTTCGGATTTATGGGGTAAATGATGGCTCTAACAGCAGCACAGAAAAAAGCCGCACGTATTGCAAGAGAAGATGAAGCACGTACCGCCGCTTTCCAAGCATCAATTCCTCAAACTTTTGAGCAACCGTTGCCACAGGCAGGACTTAATGACCTTGTTAGAGAAGCAGAAGCAGCCGGAGCAGCGGGAGACGCAGCAGCGGCTGAGGCAGATGCCTTACTTGAGGCAAATAAACCTGTTGTAGGTGGAACAGAATTAACTCCAGAAGCAATAGAAAAGTTAATTCAACAGTATACAAAAGAATCTATTGCTGCAATGAACGAACAGCAAAAGACGGAAGAACGCCTCAGCGCTTTCAACATACTACGTATGGAATTTGAACAATATGGCTTAGGCAGTCTAGTTACCGAAATTAAAGATCTGCTTATAAACAGCACTCCGCCATCTGAATTTGGTCTACGCCTTCGTGGAACAAAAGCATATCAAGATCGCTTTAAGGGAAATGAAACTCGCATCGCTGCAGGTCTTTCTGCACTTAGCCCTGCTGAGTACGTAGCGCTAGAAGATCAGTACCAGACCATTATGCGTAATGCTGGACTTCCATCATCTTATTACACTAAAGATAAAACTGGTAAGCAAGCAGGATTTGAAAAGTTTATTGGCGGAGATGTATCCGCATTAGAACTACAAGATCGAATCTCTACAGCACAATCTCGCGTTATCAATGCTAACCCAGAAGTAACTTCAGCCCTCAAGCAGTTTTATCCCGACATTACCAATGGCGATATCTTGGCTTATACGCTTGATCCGGCACAGGGACTTGAAAGTATTAAGCGTAAGGTAACTGCTGCTGAAATCGGTGGCGCTGCCCTTTCACAAACTGGACTTACAACTAGCCTTGCTAGAGCAGAGCAGTTGCAAAAGTATGGAGTAGATAAGGCAGCAGCTACTGCTGGTTATTCTACAATCGGCGCTGGATTACAGCGCGGTTCACAACTTGCTGCAATCTATGGCGAATCACCATATACACAAGCAACAGCAGAAGAAGAAATATTTAATATTCCTGGCGCAGCAAAAGCACGCGAGAAGCGTCAGAAGATTACTGGACTTGAGAAGGCCGCCTTTGGTGGTCAGTCTGGAATAAGCGGCGGTGCATTAGCCCGCGACCGCGCAGGCGGTTACTAAACAATAGACCTACTTTAAGCCCACCGGACTTAAAGAGCGAAACCTAAAACCGGTAGTCAGAGCCATACCCGATCCCCATCGGAATATGAGGCTGGCGAAATCAACTAACTGATAGGGAGATGGACTATGTCCAATTACGAGTACGAGGATGAAGACGACGATATCACTACAAACGATTCGTCGAATGACCTTGTAAAGCAACTACGCAAGGCTTCAAAGCAAAAGGATAAAGAACTGCAAGAACTACGTTCCCAGTTTGAAAACCTTAGCAAAGGCCAACGCGAAC